AACGCGAGTAGTCCACACGCGCGTCTACGGATGATACTACACTATGGCAACATAGGGATGTAGGAGCGACCACATGGGGAACGACAAATCAGCCGCAGTGAGAAAAGCGCTAGAAGAATCCCTGCCGGTTGAGATGGTCGACCAGGTCCTAAAAACTCTCGATAAACAAAAGGTATTTAGGTACCACAATGAAGACGATATAAATCTCGTATCGACAAATGGGAGGGTTCTGATTGCCCTCCTTGAAGATAGCACGATGACGCAAAGGGCACTGTCGGTTTATCTGGGACTAAGCGAAACGATGATTGATAAAACGCTTAAAACCCTTATGGGTAAAGGGCTTGTTACAAAGACAAAAATACAACGACAAAATACCTACGAAGTCAATATCGAAAAACTGAAAATCCATCCTGATATACATCACCTGGAAGGCGTTATATCGGACATATTTAAGGTACGCAGGGTTGTCGAGGAAGAGCCTTTCTAGGTATATTCCTCCCAAATGACAAACACCTGCAAGCACAAATTTTCATTTAAAAAAGATTCTTCTACGCACTACGTTTTACAGTACGTAAAGTGGAAGGGGGGGATGGCGGATGTAAAAGACGCTGCTTCCCTGTTCAGGGGGAAAGTTCAGGACCAATCAAAGGCAAAAAGGTCTGCCGAGGTTCTCGTCAAAGATGGATGCTTAATCCCGGTCTCTGGCGATATACACGCCATCACGCTCAAAGGTCTGGAAATTCTTCAATATTTTGTCCAGATGAATCCCTCCCGGAAGGAAGGCCGAGGCTAACTAGCCACGCGCTGAAGACTTCATCTTTTATCGGCATGACCCAAATTTGGCAAGAGTCAATATCTTTCTTGTTTCCAACAAGAGTCCAGCAAACTTCCATCTCGGACTCAGCCCTACATGAGCCCACGTTGCACTCAAGGCCGAATCTCATCATAAACCACTGAACTAAACAGCCATAGTCTTTTTCATAACATTCGCCGTCTTGTCCGCAGGGGCAAAATACAGAGTCAACAATAATTTCAGATTTCTCTATTTTTAGACTGACGATATGCCCATCTCGGTGCCACATCATTTCGTCAAGTGCCATTAAATCAGCCTTTGGATAAATCTAAAAAAATAAGCGTATCCCTTTACAGGCCGCTCTTAGCACTAAGTTAGCACTATTTATTCATCCGTAGTGCTACTCATCATCTGCGGTTTTACGAGTCTTTTTTCTTGCAACTTCTTCGTCGGAGACGGCACCCTTTTTATCAAAACGGGAGAAAACTGCGTTTATTTCGTTTGAGGTAAGTTTTCCGTCATCAAGGAAGGCCCTCGATAGACCCTCAACCACGGTAGCAACTCCAGCAATTCCTGCCATAAGTATCGCTTTTGCCATACTTACGCCGGCAACCGCACCCGCTCCTACTACGCTTAGACCTGACGCGGCAAACGTCGCCAGCATTCTGAGAAGGATATTAGTAAATGCCCGGCTTTTCACTCAGCCTTTGATTCGGCCGCCGCCGCAGGCTCCGGAGACTCCCCCTCCGCACCCTCAGCAGCCTCTGCTACTTCTTTATCCGCCTCTACGGCTGAAGAATCAGTATCGGGGGCGCTGACCTTTGCTTTTCTTGGCTTAGATGCCGTTGAAGCAGGAGATTTAACTCCTTTTCTTTTGGCTGCTCTATCTTCTGGTGTTAGCTTTCTCATGTCACAATACCTCTGAATCTTCTGTTTTGGTTTCTACTGCTTCTTCGACTGTTTCCTGTGAAGCGAGTTCTTCTTGTTTTGGCTCCTCTACAACCTCGGGAGCAGTTTCTTGAAGGGTAACTAAGAATGTTGGTGTTTCCGACTTTTTGGGCCTGCCGCGCTTTGGTGAATTTGCAGAATCGGCAGCAATTTGTTTTGCCAGTTCATTGAGAACTGCTTTTCTTAATGGGCTTATTCTGTTGTCGCTCATTTTGGAATCTCCTGCGCTTTGGGAATCGTTGCTTCTACGCATGTTATGGAGCAGTACATCAGGCAATTTTCCGCCAAAACGTCGCCTTTTATGCGTACCATTCCTCTAACAGTCTTCTTTCCACAATTATCGCATTTACAATACGCTCCGGCAGAACCTACATACTTGATAAGTGTTCCGTATAGTGCAGGGTCTAGCATTACCTGCTTTGGGGCTTGTGTTGGTGGCTGTACATTTCTCTTTTTTGCGGCCATAGCAATTTACTTAAACCTTTTTAGTAAATTTCCCGCGCGCGTGGTCGGCTATGTGTTCATCAAGTTTCAACTCTGTTCTGTCAAGGCCTTTCTCGACCCTGTCGATGGAGCGACCAAGATTTTTTCCTAGCGCAGATATTTCGCGCATGACCGTGTCGTGGTCAGATTTGTTTTCTTTACGGTTTTTACGTGTTTGTATTAAGGAATCGGCAATTCCTCCTACGGCCGTAATTGCAGCAGCTATAACAACACCCTCAAATAACATTTATGCCTCGCCGGGCTTGGGGAGTGCTCTCCATGCTGCTTCAAACTTTGCGGCATCATTGGCCATCTCTGGTGATAGTTCTATGTGCAACCACTTGCCGCCTTGCGAACCAGCGTTGTCTTTGGCGTCATAAATTTTTACGCCTTTTTCGCCTTCACCGCGACTACAGCGATACCCGCGACCCCAGCCCGGCTTCTTATCATTTACATTTGAGTCATACGCATAATCGTGTACTTCCTCAATGCCGAGTTCCTTCGTGTATTTCATGAACCAATCCCATGCCTCAACAGCCTTCTTACGGTCTGTATAACCCATATCGATTGCCCTGCCCGTTGCATGAACGCTCAGCCACTTTGGGTTATTTGGGTCTTTGTCGGCCGCAGGATTTCTCATGCGCCTGTTGACGTAAATCCCCAAATTAGAAAAGCCCCACCTCTTCTTACAGAGCTCTAGAAGCTTCTCGGTGCCGGGCTTGGCGCCATTACCGTTGCCGTCAGAATTTCCCGTGTACTTACGTGGCATATTTATTGCCTCCTAAATGAAGCGGAACAACCAAAGTATTGTACCCCAACTGATAGTCAATAAATAAAAAGGATTTATAAATTGATGATTTTTTAGACTCTATCGACCGCAAAAAATAGTTGTCGAATCACAATGTTTAGTAGATATCGGTAGTAATTCCGACCGAAGAAAATCTGTTTTTACTCAGTCCGAGCTGAGCAGTTTATATACATAGTGAACAGCCGTCGCAGATATGGTTATCCACATTGCGACGGCCTGTGTTGTGCCAGAAAGTGTGACAATCACAATTATGCTCCCGGCTAGCGTCCACGCTAAGTCGGCAGTTATGTCCCATATTTTTCTGAGAAAATTCATCGTTTTCTCCACCCCCGGCGTCTTCCAGATGTTTTAGCTTTTTTAGATGATTTACTATCCCCAGGACCAGTAGGCGAATCTCCACCGCCGCCCCCACCGCTACCGCCGCTACCGCTGCTCGGCTGTGATGAACTGGGCGAGGATGAAACTACGGAACCTGTAGTTATTACTGATGTAGATAATACAACACCAGCAGCAAGCACGACTCGACGTGTTCCGACATCGACTACTGAACCCTCGGGGACATATGTATCAAATCCGTCACCATAAACGTCGATTGATTCTTCAAAAGCAGATTTTATTTCATTATCTGCCGAACTTAGAACTTCTGACAATTTGGTTTTATCTTCTTCTGTTAGTTCTACGGTGTTAATTGAGTCAAATATTTCAGATGCCTGTTCTTGGGAAATAGATTCCAATACTTCTGGAGATGTTGCCAGCTCTTGAGCTATTTCTGTATCTATTTCTCCGGACTTAACAAGAGCATCAATCGCTGCAACAATCTGTTCTTCTGTTGCCTCACCACTTGTCAAAACGTCAACAAGTTGTTCTGCCACCTCTGCAGTTATCCCAATATCACCAGAAGCAATAGCGTCAACTACTGCGTCAATGACTTCTGGAGTTACTTCTCCATCTAGTACTTCAGATAGATTCTCAGTTGTTACTTCAACTACTTCATTATTTTCATCCTGCGGCGCTTCATTTTTCTCGTCTGGCGCTGGTTCAGGTACCGTTGTTTCAGTACCTTGGATTCCCTTTGCTCCATCCATTTCCTCCGGCTGGGTTGTAGTTGGTTCAATAATATCTGGAGGAATTGTGGTGACTGCGACAACTATTGTTGTAGTAGCTTCTGGTTCAGTAGTTGAAACAATTTTCTCTATGGTTGTAGTTGTTTCTGGATAAACAAAAGTTGTAGTTGTTTCTGGGTCTGGTGGCTCAGGTTTTGGTTCAGTAGTGCTAGTGCTAGTGGTACTGCTGGTAGTGCTAGTACTGGTGGTAGTGCTAGTGCTGGTAGTGGTGGTAGTGCTGGTAGTGCTAGTACTGGTGGTAGTGCTAGTGCTGGTAGTGGTAGGTGGAATGGTAGTTGTGGTAGTGGGCGGAGTAGGGTCAATCACCACAGCATCAACAGTTGCTTGGGGTCCGTACATACAGGACCCAGCACCCTCTCCGACGCATGGGGCCGTCCCTGCCTGAATCTTAAATCTCACTGGTCCGTATCCAGTTGTTCCAGGCCACATCCACGGGCCGAGGCTGTATGAAGTATTTACGGCGTATGTCCACACTCCCCAACCACCAGCTTCTACCCCATCAACGAGGTCATAAAATAAAATGTTGTACATATATGGGGCAGTGTTGCTTGGTGTTGGGGCGTTCCAACTCAAAACAACATTTCCATCGTTGTCTGCTACCGCTGTGAGATTTTGAACAGAGTTAAAGTATGGCGCTATCGTTGTAGTTGTAGTACTGGTAGTAGTCGTGGTTGGTACAACGACAGTCTTCGTAAAAGCAGAGGCGGGAACTACCTGCCACCCCGAACCTATATCCCAGTAGAGAGTCGTATTGGCTCCGCCACCATTTTCGTAATACCAATATGTGATTGGCTTGGAAACTCCAGCGCTAAAAGAAACGTACTGTGACGGGTTGCCCCAGCCGCCCTTGTCAACCCAGTTGTTGTCTATCAAAACATTATCTATATAGAGTTTGGTTCCGTCATCCGCAGCAGGCAAGAACCTGAACGAGCCTGTCACGGGCAGGGTTATGTGACCTTCATACTTAACAATAAAGTCTTCGGACAGGTTGAACAGCGGTGCACTGTCAAAGTTTTGATTAATCTGAGTGAGGGTGGTGGTTCCAACGACCGGACGACCGGTGACCGTGGGGAGTGGAGGCGAATTGTTGTAGCCAAAATTGTTGTAAACGGTTACAGTAAGTCCTGGTTCGGCTTGGGCAGAGGCAAAAAAAAATGGGAAAAAAACAGATGTAAAGCAAGCAACAATTAAAGGCATTAATTTTCTTTTTAATCCAATCACACATTTATTTTATATGATCTTGAATTAAATAGAAAATGTATTAAACGAACTCAACTCCACTAATGATATAAGTTATATTTGCAACATTGGCACTTACATATATTGATGATGAAGCGTTCATCACAATAGATGCATCATAAGAAATTGTTTCATTGCCAGCAACTGTAAAATTAGACATAATTTTATTGTTAGCAGCCGCTGCCCCTCCTGAGGGAACTATGTGAACATTGCATAGAATAGTTGACGATCCGGTATTGCAAATATTGATATTTCTTACAATAGAGTACGATCCGGTATTGGCGCTTACAGTGTATACATTTGAACCACTGTCGCTTCCTATATATAAATTTTTAGGCGTTAAATTTGGCATTATATCCCCATCAAAGAAATTATAGCATTATCGTTTGTTGCAGTATTCATATACTGAACCGTTGTCGCATCCAACACATGATCAACTAAATCTCCACTTGAATGAGAGCTGGCCGTAGTGCCATCATACCCCCGCTGTTGAACAGTAAAGGTGTCGGTTGTTCTAGAGGAACACAGAACCTTTTCTTCCCCAGCTGTGCCCTTGCCAATAACAATAACAAATGGATTTCCAGAACCCCCATTAGGGAATGTTGATCCGTCTATTACAGAAAAAGAGTTGGCTGTATTTGATATATTTGCGGCTAATTGTGTTTTTAACACTCCGCCATTAAACTCTCTTCTAAGCATAACGACTCCTGTTAATCAATTGTGATGTCAAGATCTCCGGTTGCAATTCGCAAAATATCACCGCTATCAATCGTTTTGTTTGCGGTAAGTCCGCCGTAGACTAATAGATTTCCAGATGTAAGGGCATCAAAAACGCCAACGGCAACAACAGTGCAGGCAGGCATCCCGTTGAAATCAACATTGGAATCATTACTGGTTGCTCCACCTGATGCTACTGTGAAAGTCACAGTTTTACGCACATAGGAGCCACCAGCAACCTCTGTACCGCCTCCAGCATCGGTTGGAGCAACAGTGTACAGGGCTAAATAAACAGGGGTTGGCATTGTATAAGATGTCGTTCCTAATATATGATCTAAAATTTTATTTTCTAAATAATTAGATAAATTTCCTGCCATTTTAATCCTCCTTAGAAGCTAAATATTCTTCTAATTCCAACTGATCCGGTCTTCTAAAATTATCCAAAGAAAGCAAAAGTTCCGCTTGTTCTGGTGTTACCGCCTGTAGCGGATTATCTCTTGTGAATCTTAAATTACCTGAATTATAGGCAATTCCGCTTTCAAAAAAAACATAAACTTTATCTTCTGATACTGTTGAAGTTTCTTTTTCTGCTTCTACTTTTTTAACTGCAGCTTTTTTTGGAACAGCTTTTTTTGCCGGTTTCTTTTTTGGGTCTTCGGCATCTAACGAAGATGATGTAACAACATTGTCAGTCATAGAAAATATCTTATCACACTTCTATATTAAATGCGAAAAAGGGGAGGGGTAATTCCCTCCCCTTTTTGCTAAATTGTATATCAGAGCGTTCTAAGCTTGATGTTCTTGCCAATCACATATGATTCAGCATTCTCAATGTTGCTTGCAACCCTCATATATTGGGTGTACTCAATCGTGTCAGTCTTTGGCTTAAATTGGCGATAGACTGTAATGTCACGGTTAATACCAATAATTCTGTTGTTCGGGAATGTTAATTCAATATGACCATGCGAACCGGTTGCACCAGAGTAGTCGCCAGAGGCGGTCTCTGGCATCAGAGGCACTTCAACGAGACCGATGCCATAAGGCGACAGTCCCGTAACACCAGCACCACCATTGGCTCTCATTGCACCCTGAAGGAATGCAAGTTCACCAACAGTTGACGCAGGAGCAGGAGCACCAGCAGTTGCTGCTGTGGCTGAGTTTGGACTCTGAAGGCTAAAAATTGTGTCTTGAACAATTCCTGAACCCGAGAAAAACTTCAGTTCATTTCTGCGCTGTAAATACTTCTTTGGCAGGTTACGAAGAATACGGTCAAATGTCGCTCTAGAAACATTGTTACCGGCCTCGTCAACAACCGTGCCGTTAGCTTTAGCAAGCTTGACGAAGCCGTCAAGAGCCTTAAGAAGCGCGTTGCCTGAAGAGGTGTTTCCATTGATGAAAAGATCGTCAAGATCATTGGCTGTTTGACGAGCCATAATCTGTGCAATATGATCTTCAAGAGAAGCGCCTTCAATGTTGTCTTCCAGTGACTCTGTTGACATTGCCCAGTCAAGGCGAAGCTTAACTGTGCTAAGCGAAACTTTGCTGAATGTAACGGCGGCGTTTGTGCCGCTGTCTGTGGCCTCTGTTGCCTTTGCAAGCAAACGAGTTCCAACCGAGACCTTATCGATCTCCATTTGTGGTGTTCTCATACGAACAACCCTTGCGTTTTGCATAAGAAAAAACTGGTCTATGACATAATCAAGGAATCGGTTAGACTGGGCTGGCTTGAGAAGGCCACCCGAATCGTTTCCGACAACGCTTGTTGTCACCTCATCGGCCTTAGAAAGAATTTCTTCTTGTGATGCCATTATTTTATCCTCCTAATTATGACTCATATCCCAGGGCGCTTATAAGACCCTGTGGTAAATAAATATTTTCCCAAACTGACTTTGTGGAGGACTTCTTAAGCTCCTCGCCCTCATTGTCGTCTTCTGGGTCAACACTCTTCTTAACAGCACCGGCTGTAGCGAAGGTCTGAACCTTCTCTTCTTGCTCGGCCAATGCCTTTTCTGTTGCCTCTAATTTTTCCTGCAGTTCGGCACTCTGCACCTCAAAACTCTTTGTGATGGTGTCAATTTTTTCTTGAACCGCAGCCTCAACCTCTTCTTTTATGGAAGTAGCGAAGTTAGCAAGTTTTTCATCAACAACAGCACTCAGAGCATCCTTAAGGACTTCAATATCCATTTCTTCCTCCTGTGTGTTTTCAGTAACTTCAACTATTGTTGTTGAAGCATTTTCTTGAACATCTGGAACAAGCCAATTAACAACCTTTTTTATAAGTGACAATTTTGACTCTTGTTCATCCATGCTAAAGACCTTATCATATTTTACTTGATTTAGCAAGAAAATATTAATATTTTTGTATTCTACCAATTTTTTGGTGCTGCATCAAATGTTTTACCAATTAAATTCATTAAATCCCGAATTGTTATTTCCGATTCCGACTCATCCCCATCATTATCTTCTTCAAAATAACCTTCTTCGTAATTTTCATCTTCCAGTTCTTCGTCTTCCACTAGAATATCTTCAATTTCATCTAATGAAGCATTTAATTGCCAATTCCATTTTTGGTGCATATCAATTCTGTCTGCCAAATGGGCTATCACCTCTTGTAATGATTCAACGGGGCTCAGTGTGTCCTCAACACCCTTTTTAATTTTCTTAACTTTCTTTTTTTTGCCCCTCATTTTGCTTGGTTCAATATAACCCTGTTGTGGATTTTTAATACCAGCACCCATACTGTCGGTTGTCACCTCGTCGGCTTTTTCAACGCGATATTTTCCGCCTCTTTTTTTGTATTCACGAACTAGCCAAGCATTTGCATATGCCGATGGATAAACATCAAACTTTGCTTTTGCTTCTGCTTTAACTCGTGCATAAAGTTCAGGATTTGTTGGAACATTTCTTTTTTCCATTTTGTCCGTCGAAACATTAATTGGTTTTTTATCTTGACGGGTCTGAGTTGACTCCCCTCTTCTTTTTCTTCTTACAGCCGAATCAATTTCTGCTTGTGACATTCGGGCAGCGCGGGAGGCTGGAACACACTTCGGATACTTTCCACTGCTTGCATCCGATCTTCCGCAGGGTTCAAATCCACCCCCCTTCTTGGGTCTTGAAATATCAACCCAATCTTCTCTAAACCATTCTTTTAAAGATTTTAAAATTAACTCTAATTTATTTTCATCAAAAGAATCTTCAAAAGTATAATCACTTAATGGAGTGTCTTTAATTAATTCCATATAGTCTTCATTATCAAAATAAAACATTTCTTTAATAAGAAGATCTTCATCTTCTAATAAAATTTCATCTACGCTTTTCTGTTTAATCTTAGCGTATCGCTCAAGAAGTCGTCTGCCTTTTGCAGCAAGTCGTGCTGCGTCAGATCTATCCTGTGGCACTGGTTCGCCCCATGCCGCTGCTGAAAGAGCTAACCTTGTAGGGCGACCTTTTTCATCTTTCATTGGTCCAGAAGGGTTGGTGAAGAAGCGAGTCAAAAAAGAACCCTTGCGGCGCATTTTTTCAGGGGTGTTTGCTGGTCCTTTAACGCCAGGTTTTAAGTTTGCCCCTTCTGTTTGTTTAAAGTGTCTGCGACCTGCTGCTGTTAATCCACCCTTTGGATCTCTTATTGGTTGTTTCTTTGCTATTTCAAGAATTTCTTCAAGAACATACTGCAGACTTCCATCTTCATTTCTTTTAATGATGTCTACCGTAGCCAATGCATTTGCGGGATTATCAACCAAACTGAGTTCTCCAAGAACATACTGTTTAATTATATTAATTGGTCTACCATTGTGCATTTTTTCCGACATGGCTTCTTTTTGAATAATTTTACCCCCAATAGAAAATGCTTTTAATGTACCGTCTAAAATTTTTTGCCAAGTATCCTCGGCCCCTTTTGATATATATGCATGAACTTTAATTGCATTATATTTTTTACCATCGGGACCTTTAATTTGTGTAGGTTCAATATGAATTGCTTTTCCAACAGCAATTGGTGCATGCATTTCTCTGATATTGCCACCCCAATTTTTAAATGCGTCAAGAGACGCATTAAAATCTACGACGTCATTGGCTTTATCGATATTATCCGCAGTTGCAATTCCAATTACAACCCTCTCTTCTTTCTTAATCAAATCAATTGGAAATGATAAATTAAAATCTTCCATAATACCTCATAATGTAAAATTATACCTTATATTTTTTTTGTCATCCAATTGCAAAAACAGATAAAGTTACAGACGCAGTGATGACTTGAAATGTTGTATAATCGCCTTCTATTTTATGATAAAAACCAGCATCTTTAGGAATAACTATATTATATATACCATTAAGCCTAACTGTTGCATTAGTAGAACTGCTATTATTCCAAAAATATATTTCACTTGTATGATGATTTACAGAAACCTCATTTGCAGTGCTGTCAACTGATGTGTTTGCATAAACAATTGATCCATCCATTATTAATCTCCTTAATTATCACTTAGCGATGAGTCGCTAGTGTTATCGCCAGAATCTTGATTCTGACCTCTTTCTGCTTGATCTCCAGAATCTCTCGCCCCGTCAGGCAAAGCCCCGGAATCCGACCTTGATTTTGGCGGGTTTGAAGAAGCATTGTTAGAATTTCCTACGGGTGCCCCGGGCATCCCCTCTTGTTTTGATCTTGTTGGGTATGGCAACACATTGTCTCCCTCTTCTCTTTCTGGGAAACCAATCTTTGACCGCACCTCGTTTGGAGTAACAACTTCTGTTCTTAAATATCTATCAAAAATCTTTGATTCAATATCTTCATCCAAAAGATCAATTTTTTTTAGTTTTAATTGCAACATATCAGTAAACTCAGAAACAAGTCTGTTTAATTTTTTTTCTATGACAGATTGATCTGGTCCAATTACTTGGAGTTTGAATGTTTTATCGGCATCTCTTGAAACAGCCAAGTTTGCATTGTCGTATACGCCAACTTTTGGTGCAGGAACTCTGTTTGCAACCAGAATTTCATCTCTGTTTGATTTTCTATACTTGTCAAAAGATGCGTCTTGGACACCTGCTTCAAGTTTTTCAAACTTAATATCTGAATCATTACCAAGTCCAGCAGGTAATGGAACAATCAAGGTTCCGTGGTTGCGGCCTTTGACCTCGGATCTAAAATAGTTAACAAGTTCCATTTTAGATTTATTACTAAGTTTTGCGCCTTTAAGAATAATTGCATATCTAGGAATTGCTTTGTTTTCAAAATAATCAATATTATATTCTTTTGCAAATTTATCTCCAATTATTGCCGCAGCGGCAGAAACGGACGATGGTATTCCATAGTATGTATTATTTGGTGAATACATCTTAAAATGTATTATTTCATTTGGACTTGGATCCGCGTTAATGGGGTCTGCCATTTCTAAGTCTTGAAAATTTCTAAAAAAAACTGCTTGAATTTTGTTTGCTCTGGACAGCTGGACAAAGCCATCTCGCTTTCTTCGCACACGAACCATTGTTGCTGGAATATGTCCAATATAACCAATTTTTCCAGAATTGTTTCTACCAACCTCAAGGTAACCATTACCGACAGTCAGGCAGTCTTGCCAAACTCGCACAAGAGTTTCAATAAGTGTTTCTTCAATGTTTAAACCTTCAAAAAGGTCATCCATTTCTTCTTTCAAGTCTTGCAAATCTCTTCTAACTTTTTCAAGTTTTGCGGGGTTGCCGTGTGCTTTTTCTACTTTTCTTCTCGCTTTGAGTGTTTCTGAAAACTCATAACCAAGACCAACAGTATTCATAACCCTAGATTTAATGGCAGCAGAATGTATCGCGCTCTGGTCGTATAATTTTGCTAGGTTATCTAAATCATATGGGGGATTCACAATATCCCATAGAGAATAGCCATTAACGACCTCTGGATCTAGGTATTTAGATTTAGTTCCATCTTCCCCTTCAAATCTTTTGGCAATTCTTTCTGCCTTCCTCTTCATTCGTGGTGGAAGTGAATTTATTTTTATTGCTGAAAACGGATCAACGGTCTCTTCGGCGGAAGCAAATTGATAATACGCAATATCATCAATTTCGTTAAAATCATCACCGGAGTCATCTAGTGACATTCTTGAGTTCATTTTCTTTTACCAAAATAATCATCAAAAAAATCTTCAAATGGGTCAGCAATAAGACCTTCCGAAAGCCTTTCTTTCTGATCTTCTTGTTCTGAGGCGGTAATTTTTCTTGCCCCAGAAACCCATCGGCATTCACCAGCGTCAGATCCTGTCCAATATTTTGCGGCCTGAGCAACTTGTCTTTCAATATTCTCGTCACCGACCAGTCCTTCAGCGCAAAGAACACCATCGCCATCGCTTAAAGGCATTCCGTCTTCCATAATCCAAAGACATACGCCAAAAGCGCGCTCAGGCACCCAAATTTGCTTGCTTTTTATCATATCTGATGTCATTCTTATTACATTCTACATCATGTTGTGATATAAAAGCGATTTTTTTATTAAGAAAGCTTGATTTCGCATGAATCAGTTGTGCAATAGGCCTCTCCTATAGCATCATGGGCTAATCCAGCATAAACTCCAGCAAAATCAATTGGAAAAAGTTCAGATTTTGCTTTTAAATACTCATTTTCATCAATTTGAGTATATGGCATTTGTAGATATGTGTGGTTACCTTGTGGTAAAAACGAAACAGTCTTTAATTGTCCGTCATACATGTGTAAAACGGTTCCAATATATTGCTTTTCTGTTTGAGAATCAAATGAAATTGTAACTGAAACAGAATTATCGGACCAATATCTTTGGGCAGTTGCGGCAATTGCCATTTTTTCAAAGATGGTTACATCTTTTTCACTTCTTCTTGCACCACTTTTAATTGGAAAATATACAACAGAGGTTGTATCAGGAGACTCTGCTGCTGGCTCAATCCTATAATTTGCCATTTTGAACAAAGGGAGCATAGGATCATCATTGGAAAACCGAATTGTTCTGTTGAAAAATTCTCCGCCCGGTGTCCAATGGACACCTGGGGATTCACCAGCCAGTATTGAAACTGTTCCTGAGGGTTTCACTGTCGTCATCTTGATAGATTCACGGATGCCAAACCACTCAGAGTAAATGTTATCGTATCTTTTTACAGTTTCATACCCTTCATTCATCCACTCTTTAAGAACAGGCAAACCTTTTTTATCAGCAAAATTGGCAATACCAGACATTGATGTGCCAATTCTCCTATTTCTTTGCATAATTGCATTAGTTTTTTCCCAATGAGTTGGTAACAGCGTTACTGTTTTTGCATATAGATATGCAAATTTCAATGTCCTTTTGTAGTCCTCAATGTTTTCGTGACGATTTAAGTATGTTTCAACCAATGTACAACATTCATATGACTCAAGAGATTGCTCTGCACATGGATTGTATCCAGCGACTCGCCAATCCTTGTTGTTCGGCGGATCCGAAAGCCGACCATACTTACGAGACATATCAAGCCAAATAACTCCAGGCTCCCCATTTAGAGCAATATTGTCTACCAAATGAGATAGATCGTTACCAACATAAGTTTCAACAGAATTGTTACTCATCCAAGCCCAACCTGGATTTTCTGAATCATACGAGTTGCGCTCTGGAAAAATTTTTGGATTTTTAAGATTTAAAAAATCTTGATCATCAGATCTGCCGATTAAAAGCTCCGCCGATCTGCGGACATTGCCCGATACAACACAAACTCCAATTAGATTTCCAAGATCTGCAATGTCTTTGCGCGTGAGCAGTTCGCCGTTTCTGTCTGTAAATAATTTTCTGATTGCTTTATGCAGTTTCTCTAGAGGCTCTGGTCCTGAGGCCGTGCCGCCAAAAGTTTTTATTGGAGTTCCAAATGGTCTAATTAATGAATAATCAAAATTAACTTCGGATTGATCTGGTTTTAAAAAAGAATTAATTAAAGCAATTGTTGAATCTTTCCAACCCTCTCTGCTGTCTTCAATTGATGTAATATCAGTTGAATGTTTGGGTTGAAAGATAGAAAACCCTTTGTCGGCACCTTTATCATCAAATCCAACGCCGACTCCTAGCATTGATGCTTCCATTAAAAATGCAAATGGTTCAGCCGGGTTGTCTTTATTCATTTCACCAGTGGAGACAAAAGCACAGTTTTGCAAAGCCGCAGAATTTTTTTGCACATTGACAAGATCTGTTCCCATTATCCAAAGTCCTCGCCCGGGTGGTGTCCATTTAAGATTGAATAAACGATCAAACGCTTCTTTTGCAGAAGCTTGTGCCTTTACTCCATTCCAGGGTAACTTATTATTCTTGCAATGATCTTTTTGCAATGAATACATGCCGTTAATTACTCTTTCACAAACATCAACCCAAGTTTCTTTTGTGCCGTCTAGTTTTTTTCTAGAGTATGTTCTAAGAAATGTAATTTCACCAACAGAGTTCCCCGCTGCATCCCGATAGCCAAAGGGGGGTGTGATTTTTTTATACTGAGAAATAAATTCTTCATTCAGTCTAAAACTAAACATGGTTTCCTTTTCTGAAAATAAATTTTTTTTAAGAACGGGCAAGTGCGCAATCATCAGACCTCCGAGTGTTAAGAATTCAATAGTATCAACTCAGTGGTTCATCTCACAGAGAGAATGCTTAGGTCTATTTTTTTTTATCAAATTCCGCTAACCGCGCAAGAATTTTATCAGCGGTCGCGGACCAAGAGTGTTCTTGATGAATAATTTTTGCAGAGTGTATAGCCGATTTTTTAAACAAATCGTAGTCACCAGCAACATCTTGCATGTGGATAACTAATTCATCAAAATTTGGTACAGCCCATAAACCTGTATCTGTTGAATATTGATGATTATTATATGTAGCTTCACCATACTCAGCCTCTAAAGGAATACCATAGTGTGCAAAATCTGCACAACCAGTTAGATTTGTGACTATAAAAGGCATTCCTGTTGCCATTGCTTCAAAAGGAATCATCCCAAAACCTTCTCCGCTTGTTGGATAAACCAAGCAATGACATTTATGATATAAACGAACAAGGTCTTCTGCAGAAAAAATTTCTGGAATACCAATAATTTGAGGATGCTCAGTGGCTTGTACCAACTTACCATCTAGGTAAATTTCAGCATAACAAAAATTGTTATATTTCAATATAAGTTGATAATCTTCATTTCCATCAAAAAGTTCTAGAAAAGCATCAACAACAAGTTGAGCATTCTTTCTTTTTGAGTCTCCCCCTACATGAAGGAAGTTAAACTTATTAAGGAGTTCTCTTTCTACAATTGCAAAATCTTCTGAAACACCGTGTGGTATAACATGTATGTTATCTCTTACACCATTTTGGATATAAATATCTTTAACAAAACTAGAGGTTGTCCAGATCTCATTACAAACATTCATGTTATATAACCAGCCTGGAGGAATCTTTGTAGATTCCCAAGGAGTATAGCCAACATTGTAGGCATTTGTTAATTGATAATAATACGGTTGACAAAAGTTAATATGAAATGGAATATCTGGATTATTAAAATATACTGCTGTTT